TTATTATACTAACCAGACGGTCTATGGCTGGGCATATAATCCGATTTATAATAGAAACTCAGTTAATTTATTCTGGGGAGTATCGGCTACTGAAACTAATATAAAGAGAGTTCATAGTGGAATACCAAGAGCTATGACTGATACTTTATCGAATATCGTGGGTAAACCTAATATCACATCAGATGATCCGAGATTAAAAAATATTATTAAAGAAAATAACTTTATGCATAGATTAACCCAGGAAATCAGATCTATGGTTTTAGTTTGTGGAGATGGTTGCTTAAAAATTAATTTCAGTAGAGCTTTAAGTAAAGTTCCACTAATTGAATTCGTAGACTCTGAAAACTGGGAGCCTATTTATAAATCAAGTATTTTATTTGGGGTAGTATTTAAATCATACTACAAAGATTTCAAAGGTAACGATTATGTATTACTTGAAACTCGTTCTAAAGTTACCGAAGGTTGTTTGATTGAATATAATTTATATAAAATAAATAAAAATAAGGATTTATCACCGGTTAATTTCGATGCTATTCCAGAACTTAAAATCCTTAAAAATAATAACAGAATTTTAATTCGTGGAGTTCAGAAGTTATTCTGTGTCCCTATTAAATATTTCTATAATCCGATTTATCGTGATAGAGGTAGACCACTATATGAAGGTAAAATTACTTTATTCGATACACTTGATGAAGTATGGAGTCAGGCAGCTCAGACTAACAGAGTATCTACACCAGTTGAATACTATGACGTTACATTATTAGAAAGAGATGCTAACGGTAGACCGATTTTACCTAATAAATATAACAGACAATATATTGCTAAAAATGGAACAGTCGATGGAGATGGAGTTGTTAATGAAGAAGGAATTATTACTACTCAACCGGATCTTAATTTCGATAAATACGGAATGTTGGCTTCCGATATTTTAAATTATATTTTAATTGGTGAATTGAGTCCTGCTTCATTAGGTATTGATGTTGCTAAGAAAGATAATGCAGAAGCTCAAAGAGAAAAAGAGAAACAAACAATCTTTACTCGTAATGCTATTATTGATCCAGAAACTAAAGCTTTACAAGAATTATTCAGTATGTGTCTCATGATGCAGGATTATATGGATTTCGGAATTATTAATGATAAGAAAGATTATGAAATTTCTGTTACATATGATGAATTCGCTAATCCTAGCTTTGAAACAGAACTTGAAGCTCTTGGTCCAGCATGGTCACAAGGACAAATTAGCACTAAACAATATGCTAAGATGTTATGGGCTGGAAAATTAAATGAAGAAGAACTAAAAGAAGAAATTGCATACCTAGAACAACAACAAGCTAAAGATAATTTAGAAGGATTATTTGGTAATGAGACAGGAAATAGCAACAATTTACCAGGCCAAGGACAAGAAGAAGCAGGAACTTCTGAAACTGAAGAATAAATGCTTTGCTACTATATATGATATGGTAGTTAACGGAGAAAATGTTCGTAAAATTCACAAAAAAATATACGAAATGACTCGTGAAATGCCGAAAATGTTCTTAATAATGACAAAAATAGTGAATAAAAGCAAAAAAATTGTGGTAAAAAAGAATACTAAAGATGAAAATGCTGATTTATTGCTACTTTTGTTCTCTAAAAATGATTTTAATGGCCACGTAAAGAAGGTAATCAATCAGGAAGTGATGGAAAATGCTGAAAAAGAGAAGCAATCCGTGGTTAAAAATTACATAAAATCAGCAGAAGCTGAGGGTAAATGGATTTATTTAGCTTCCAGTCACAATGATTGTGCTGAAGATCATAAGCCATATCAAGGGAAATTATATTATGATAATAAGGCCCCTAAAGAAATTATTGATTATTGTAAATCTAAAGGAATGCATAGTTTACAATGGGTTATGGATGGACCGGCATGGTTTATAACTCGTCCGAATTGCCGACACTTTTTTAAAGCTTTACCTACAGATATAGTTAAAAAATATCGTGTTAAAGAATTAAGCAGAAGATATAAAATGCACAGAGATATTGGGGATCGTAGTTTATCTACTCCTAAAACTGTGGCTATTGCAGAATATGAAGATAGACTGAAATTATTAGAATCTATGTATGCAAAGCATCCTACCGAAAAACTCAGAAGAGATATACAAAAAACGAAATTACTCATTAAAAAATGGAAAAATACATTATAAAATTAAATTAACTGATATAGAGAGGTTACATCTATGATTATAAGAAAACTTTTTCATCCAGGTAACGAGCCTACTGGAGGGCAACCCGGTAATCCAGCCGAAAAAACCTATACGAAGGAACAGGTCAATGCACTGATGCAGAGACGAATAGCTAGGTCTCACAAATCGTTCTTTGATCGCTACGGAGTAAAAGATTTGAAAGAATTGGATACATTGATGGGTTATAAAGAATCCTATGACGCATTAAATGTAGAACATGAAAAATTAAAACAAGAAAGAGACAATTTAGTTACTGAGAGAGATGATTTAGCGACTCAGTATAAGGATTTAACTAAAAAATATGCTTATAAAGTGGGTAACATTAACAGCGATAAGATCAACGATATTGAAACTTACTTTAAAGGCAAAAACTTGGATATCAACGAAGAAAATTTAATGAATGAACTTAAAACTCATCCGGATTGGGTAAATCAAGTATCAACAATTGAAAATATCGGAGTTGAATCCACCCCAACACCACAAGTAGACGAGGCATTGGAAGCTTCAAATATATTCGGTGTTGATCTGACAAATTAATGAGAGGTTAAAAAAAATGACAGTAGAACAATTACTACAAACGCTCAGAGATGCAAACATGGATGATGAAGCTATCAAAGGTTTACTTTCTGAAGCAATGGCATCTTTAAAGGGTCCTGCCGAAAATACCCCTCCAGCTGAAGATGAGGAAGCACAAAAAGCTGAAGCTAGTAAAATGTTCGGCGTAGCATTATAAGAGAGGTTAAATTATGAACTATTTTGAGACAATTACAAAATTTTTACCTTCTGCAGTCGATAAATATTTCGTTAGAGATTCTCAATCTGTGATTCTAGAACACGGTAGTAAATATATTGATGTTTCTTTCGATGAAGCAGGTTACGTTAAAATCGCAACGAGATTAATGGATGGCTTATCCGATTACTACAGAACACAAGAAAACCCATCTAACAACCCACTTCCAGGTTACACACCAGATGCAGCTAACTTAGGCAATGGTTATGCAGCATATGCTGGTAATACTCCTGCTGGTAGAGATGGTCTTGATATTGGCGGCGCTAGTGTCCAATGGGAAATTCACCAATTACAATGGCTCAGAGGTCGTCAAATCAGAATTGATCACATTTCCAATGAAGAAACAGCTAAAGTTCTCACTGGTGGTATGATCGAAGACTTCCACAAATACAAAGTTATTCCAGAAGTCGATGCTTGTAGATTCGGCACAATTGCTGATTCCGCATCCGTTTCTATGGGTAACTTAGTTACAGAAACAGTTGGTACTGATATTACAGAATCTAATATCCTTACTAAATTCTTCACGATGAGACAATGGTTAGTCGAACACGAAGCTGATGAAGCTGATATCGTTTGGTTCGTTTCTCCATCCGTCTACACAATCTTAATGAATTCTGAAAAATTAGTTAAATTTATTACTCAAGATGATTACAGAAGTGATAAAGGATTAACATTCAAAATTCAAAAATTCTTGGACATCCCAATTGTTGAAGTTGTTCCTTCAAGATTCTTCACAAAGGTTCAAACAACAAGAAATGGCTTCCAAGCATCACAAGCTTCTAAAGCAATCAACTACATGATGGTTGATAAAAAATCCATTATTCCAATTAGAAAAATTGAATGGCAAAAACTCTATGATGAAGAACAAGCTGGTTTACTTGGCTTCTATGGTGTAGTTTTCAACTACTTACTCTATCATGGATTAGTTATTCCAAGAAATAAACTAATCGGAACATATGTTTCAGTTGCTGAATCTGGTACTGCATTAGCAAAGGTTAACACCTTAGTTGTGGATATCAGAGAAGGTTCTGCACAATATTCTTGGAGATTAAAAGCTTACTTCACAGCTCCATCTGGTTTAAGAGGCACAGTGGTTTACGCAGCAGGTACTGGCGATAATAACGCTACTAACCCATTCGTGGTTGGTCAATCCGTTACAATCGATGGTTCTACAGTTAAAGCTGTCCAATTAGACGAAGAAGTCTCAGAAGCAGCAGGAAGCAAGAAATATTTCTTCGCTTTAGTTGATTACAGAGGCATCTGCATTGCTACTACAGTTAATGAAGTAACAATGGTGCAACATGCTTAATAATTAAAGCTTAATAACTAAAGACTCGCATCTTTTGTTTCCCCTTTCAGAATAGGGCCAGAGAAATCTGGTTCTATTTTTTTATATTTTGTTATATAATATATACGAGGTATTAAAACATATGGCAAAAGAACGTTGGATAACAGTTAACGGCAATCATATTCTAATTAAAGAAGGACAATCCGTTAAAGATGCTTTAGGCGATAAATTCGCAAAGAAAAAAAGAATTAATAAAGGTAAATATGAGTATTCCACGGATGGTGAAAATTACGAAGATATGGATAAAGACTCATATGATGAATTAGAAGCAGAAGAAGATAGCTTCGATGAAAATGAGGATAAGGACTTCGAAACAGATGATGCTAGACCTAATCATACAAAATTAAATGATTTAGGTTTATCGGACTCAGAAGTTTGGAATATGGCTTATCAGTATATTGGAAATGATAAATTAGAAAGATTAGCCGAAGAATTAGATCTTGATAGTCCACAAGATATTCCTACCAATGAATTATTATCTTATATGAGTGATGACGATATCGCTAATATGATGAGGTTAAATGGTTTGGATGACTTAGATGAAAACGAAGAAGATGAGGATCCGATTGAAAATGAAGATTTCGATATTGGTGAAGATGATCCTGAGTTTACAGAAGCTATGAATAAAGAACCAGAAGGTCGTTGGAAAGAATTAACCGATAAAAAAGATGAATTTTATAATTTCTTAAATAAAGAAGTTGGATCGGCTGGAGAAGAAAGAAACTTAAATAAATCCGGTGATCAATTATCCAAAGAATGGCAAGAAGCTTTAATTAATAAATATAATTTAAGTCCAGAAGAAGCTTATGCAGTAAGTAAAAGAACAATGGGTTTTGCTAATGCCCCATTAGAACAATTGGCTAAAGGTTATAAAAAACCAGATGATGAAGAAAAAGAACCTAATCCTATGGACGAATTTAGTGGTCCAGATCAAGAAGGTCCTAGTTTTGCTCAGTTAGAAAAAACTATGCAAGATTTTAATGCTAGAGTTAGTAAATTTATCGATAGTGATGGATCCGATGAGGAATTGGATGCCATGATTTCAGATTTAAGAAAAAATATGTCAGACGAAGAAATTATTAAAAAATTAGCAACTATGTTTAAAGGAACCATTAAATAATTATGAACCCAGAAATTCAAATTCAAACAAAATATATTACACCAGATGATTTTTTAAATTATTTTGGTATTGATTTAGGTAAACGTTTAAAAGGAGATGCTAATCCATCGGACAAAGCTAATATGTTTTTAAATCGTATTGAAGTTCGTATGGAAGCATTTTTAAATGCAAATACTGGTAAATTAGTTACTGATTGTTGGCCTAGATTTTCAGATTATCAAAAATTACACTATAAATATGCATTACTAGAACAAGCGATGTATGTATTTAAAAATGGAGATATCTCTGTGGATAGTGGATATGATCCTGATGAAGGCGTTAAAATTTCATCTAAAGATAAAAAAGCAATTATATTAGCTCCTAATGCTATGGATCACTTAGTTTTAATTGGTTTATGGACTAGACATATAGCTTC